ATGGGGCCGAAGCCCCATCTAAATTTATTTATTATTCAAAAACGTGTCTACTAATTGCTTCGTAGTGTACGTTTATTGCTTCCGCTGCACCAGCACCTGCTTCAATTCCAATATATGGAATTAAATCAACATCGTTTTTCAATGCTGGACCTTTTTGAGTGTTCGCGTTTGTAGCTGAATAATTCGCAGCAATAGTTGCTTGCGTTGTTCCAGTTACTGAAGTTGTGCCATCAAAAGCCGTTATTGCACTTGTTGATGCACTGTACTGCACACCATTTACAAAAATAGATGGTTTTCTATCGCTATCAATCGAAATTTTGAAATGATAAGGCGTATCTGCCGCTACTGTAATACCTAAATTAGTTAGGTAGTCAGTACCATTAACAGACTGAATAAAATACCATGGTGCGTAGTTGTCAATTAATTGCCCATTCGTTGCGTCAGTTGCATAATAGAAATATGCTTGATCCGCATCCGTTTGAGGCAATTGATCATTTGTCAGTTTCAAACCAGCCCAAACTTTTTGGTTATCAAGTGCAGGTAATGAAATTGAACATTCCCACTCGACTTGGTTTTCAGTTCCCCATTTAGTTCCGCTCCAAGCTGTTTGGTTTGTATCTAAATGTGGTAAAATGATTCCTTGATCTTGATCAGCTGTTGCAGTTGTCATTACGATTCCCGCTTGCGTTGCTGAAAAAGTAGTCAAAGCAGTCGTGTAGTTAGTACCTAATGTTTCAAAGTTTTTGTTAGCTGCTTGTGTTACTGCCAGTGCTGTTGCATCATTTGCATCAGGGTCGATGATATTTATAGCATTAAGGCCTGGTCTTTGTAGAAAAGGCTCATAAAGATATTTTCTTCTTGCATCCATTAACCCAAAACCTTGGGTTCTGTTATGAACTACACCCGTAGATGCAGTTTTACTAATTAGCTGTACATTATTCTCTGAACGAATAGGACCGCTAAATGTTGTGTTTGCCATGTTATAATCCTCCTAGATTATGCGAACGTAGTCTCTAGGTCGTCGCTATACTCGTCTACGTTCTTAATTTAATGTATAGTAATTTTTTATACCGCAAATTTTGATTTGGCGCAAGTTATCTTATAGTAAAAAGTTGATTTTTGATAGCGCTTAAGTGGCTATCGAAACTTCGGCCTTAGCGTCGTTTACTTTAGCTTGAAGAGTATCTGCTTCAAACTCGTTGGCAATGATCTGCTTTATAATATCCTGGATTTTTCTATTAATTTCGATCATCCTGATATTATGCTTCCCGTCCTTCAGGTGCTCTTGTTGCCACTCTAGTTCCAAGGACCGTTTCGTATTGTATAGGTCTTCGGTCATTTGTAACCTCCTCATAGGTTATCCATTTACCTCGTTTAGAAGTAAATCCATCTTTCTCCAGTTTTACCTCATTTTTTCCTAGTTTGTCAAGGATTGCTTTTTCAATACCTATGGCACTGTCCTCACACGTAACATTAAAGTCCGCATAATAGCCATAATATCGAATTTGTATTCTGAAGTTTTTCATAAGGAATTTCTTACTTTATAGTCGAAATGAGGCAGTTTTAAGGCCGCCTCATTTCTAATTTATTGATTACGCTCCTTGTACGCCGAAGATACCTCTATAGTCGGATACGCCAAAAACGTATCTTTCTCTAGCTTTGTATCTAACGTTACCAGTATCAAAGTCCCCTTCCATTGCAGTTGTCAATGGTGTTCTTTGGAACATTTTCATACCGTTAGGTACGTCCGTGATAAGATACCAGCTATCAGCATCAGTTAAGAAATTGTTCACTCTATATCCTTGAGGAACCATTCCCATTGAAAAGATAGCATTGAGATCGTTATCAGCAGTACCAGTTCTACCTTGAGATTTTAAAATTCTCTCAGCATTGAACTGATTGCCTGAAGGGACAATCATTTTGACCCCTTTAGCTGCTATTCTTAAACCTCGTTCATCAGTGAACGCATTAATATCAATTAATGCTGTTTCCAATGAAGTTTCGTTTAAGTCTGCTTGAGTTGTTAAAGTGTTTTTAACATTTGTTCCACTTACAGTTGTGTGTGCAGTAGAGAACAATGCAACGCCATCCCCTGATTTAAAAGTTGCCGTTTGAGGCAAGCCATTAATCAATGGTGTAGCTGCTTTAACTTCTTTCGCATTGGACATGGATCTAGCCAAAGCTTTTGTATAACGAGAAGCAAGTCTGTCGTAGAGATTATCTTCGATAGCTTCTTCTGTTATCGCAAATGCTAGAGCGATAGTTTCCATTGTGTACCTTGCAGTGTAGGTTTCTTGAGCATCATCATATCCGATGCCTTGACCTTCTGCTTTTACTTCAGCGTTCGCAAAACCAGATAACATAACTTCTTCTTCAAAAGCTCTGTCAGATGATTCTGTAACGTAAATTTCAGCATGTTGATTGTCATACCGTTTATATTCCAGCCCAAATAGTGCATTTAGGCCTGGCTCTAGTTCTTTAACTAGCTGTGCTCGTGATATTGCCATTGTCTATATACTCCTATTATGATGCAGCAGTTGAACTGTTTATGATTTGGTTAAGGTTCTGAACAACGACAAAAGTGCAGTTGGCTGCAGTAATGTCAGAATTTTCAGGGTCCTCAGCAGATCGTAGAACACGCCATTGATTAGCAGTGGCGTCCACAGTTCCTACAGTCAGTTCTGAACTAGATTGTCCACTTGTAGTGGATCCATCAGCAGTTACAGTCAAACCCATTGTTGTATAAATTTGGGCTTGAGTAAGCGCTGCATCCGCCGAAACGTTGTAAAGTTGAAACGGATTGTCTAGAACAAAAGCTGTTGTATTTTCGCTATTTGCTGGAGCGGTACTAGCGACGTAGTGATTCTGCCAAGTCGGCTTCAAAGTTGTAGCCGCATTGTAGAATATACCGTTCAACACACCGCATGTAGTGTTAGTTATAGCTGCTTGCGCGGTAGTTATGTATCCTAAAACATTCCTTACGGATGTTCCTTGAAACATTTTTGTACCGTACGCTGCTTCTATGTAGTATTTAGATTGTCCTTGGTTCGTATAGTTTGACCCTAACGTTCCTTGAGGAATTAATCCAAATCCAGCACTGTTACGATTTGCCATAGTATTACTCCTATATGTTTACAGTTTTACCTGTAAACGGTTAATTTATTCAGTGATAGGGAATTGGTTGTTATCCCGAGAAAATTAGCTTTTCTTTGTACCACCGAAGGTTACGCGAGATTGTCGATCAACATTGATCGGCATACTCTTATGCTGTTCCTTCATGAGATCGTGTTCTACTGCTTCGTCTTGCCCTTTAGATAAACTATCTATATAGGCTGCACGTTGCTTCGCAATCTCTTCCGATATCCTTGCCAGCAAAAGGCCACCAACTCCAATGACACCTGCGTATTTACCATCGGTAATTACGGGATATTGAGTATCTGGATATTCATCGGCTCTTACCAATTCAAATCCTTCTCTCAAACGAGCTGAGACATTTTTAGTGTCTTGAAACCCTAAACTCTCTGCTCTTATCCATCTATGCCTGAATCCATCAGGCGCAGGCGGAGCATCTAGTGATGATGGTGGAGTCCACACTTTTGGTCTTTCAGTCTTTGACCGTGTTGAGCTCGCACGAGAAGTTTTTTCTTGTTCTTTTTTCATATGCTTATGCCTCCTTCGTGAGTTTTAATTGTTTCGCATATTCTTCGAGTGGCACACCTAATTTTTTCGCAATAGCGACCTGTGAAGATGTGAGTCTCACAGTTTGGCGTCCTTGTTTTACACTTCTTTGAGCAGAAGCGACCGACTGAACGGGCTTGGACGTTTCTATACCCCTATCTTTATCAAATTTATTAGGAAAGTCAACTCTTATACGTTTGTCGATCTCCGTATAGTACTCATTTGATTTAGGGTCATACCCTTCCCTTTCAACCAGATCCTTGTGGATTTCAAAAGCTGTAAAAGTCATCGCTCGGTTTTGACCGAACCATTTATTTTTTGCAGCCCATGTTTCCGCTTGAGGATCCGCAGGTTGTTCAGGTAAGGATTGTGGTGTCTGTGTTGGTAACTTACCACCGTCAGATAATTTGACGTCTTCTTTGTTTTCTTTGGCTTGCTCCAATTTAGCATTATCAAATGCTAATGTCGCAATCCGTTTATTAGCTTCGACTTGAGCTTTTGCATCCCCAGCTTCAAT